ATAATTCGTTCACCCACGACTACGAATACAAAGGTCTGACGGTTGACGTTAAGGCTAAGAAATGCACATCGAGGCCGATGCTTAACTACAACGCCTCAGTTGTGAAGACGAAGTTCAGTAAGTTTGAAGCTGACGTATACTTCTTCATGCGGGTCCACGAAAACCTTCGTAAGGTGTGGCTCTGTGGATGGTCGCCTAAGAAGTCGATTATCCACAAGAAACGGTTCAGTAAGAAGGGCGAGAGGGACGCAGACGGGTTTCGATTCAAGGCTGATGGCTATAACATCGAAATAAAGAGGACTCGTCGGCCTGATTCTTTTGAGTCACTTATCATCCGGCGGTAGCATATTATAGTGAATATGGCCCGTCCTTTTAAAGACGGGCCTTATTCCGTTCGGTGCTACGAGGTCTACGAACTCACTTAGTGGAGCATCTACGTAAGCGTCTATGATGGACGGGTCTCCTCCGACTTTTTCCATAGCTTCACGTAGTTCTACCCAAAACTCACCGCAGAGTTCCTGTCGTCTGATCTGAAGCTCTTCGTTTGTCATCCGCTTGATAACCTATATCGTATTTCTCACTCAGGTCAATGCTCCACAATTTACCGCCGCCTTGTCCTTGAGAAATGACGGGTCGGATCTTGTTATTAACCCGACTCGCCTCTTCGAGAGTTATCATCCCTCTGCGGCAAAACTCTAGATTACGGGAAGAACCAACATCACGTCCGTTGTTCAAATCGTGGACCACTACCTGAAACTCAGTGAGAGTCCCACTCCATCGATCCAAGTCAGGATAAACTTCACGACAACGCTTGGCGAAGAACTCTACCAACTCTGCAATCGAGCTACGGCTGCTGTTGTCATAAGCGGCGTCTGCGATGGTAGGATCGATATATGACTTCACACCGAACCGCCCAACGTCTTCGACTTCTTTAGGAATCTTCCAGTCGAGTAGGAACTTACCAAAATGGGGTAGTTCTTGTTCGATGGTAGCCTCTAGCTGGGCGTTGGGTGGGAATGATGTTGTAGATGATTCAGCAATCAACAAGGCCATGAGCTTATCTCGATTACTGGTATCTAAAGAAGGAATCACTGACAACGAGTTGGCGTCCATGTTCAGTGACAAGATAACTCGTCCTGTCCAAGGTATCGACATAGCGTCTGCATATTTGGCCATATATTCGACTCTGGGATTGGCTACCGCACGTTTGAGTAGTTCAGTCGCACGTCTCTGGTCTTGAAAGCTTGCTGCTGAGGTGGTATCGTCAATGACCCAAGAGGCGACACGACCTAAGTCTTTGTTGAACTTCGTCTGACCAGAAAGATAATCAGACGCATCAGAAAAACCCCCAACGAGTCCGCTGATAATTTTGTTCGACAATAGCGACTTGCCGCGACCTGTCGGCCCGACCAGCAGCAAAGCTTGTCCCTGTAAAGGAACCCTATCCAAAACCGCAGTGTAGAAACGCTGCATCCAAGAGTAAAAGTAATCTAAGGCTGGGTTCTTTGAACTGTCCACAAATAGCTGATTCAACCATTTATGAAGGAACGGCCACTTCGATGGGTCACCATCAGCGTCAGGGTCAACTGGAACTAGATTAGAGCAGTTGAGAATCCGGCTAGCGTTGTAAGATACGATACGCTCGTTTGAGAACACAACAGGAGCGATCTCATCAATCCGGTTATTATTACTAATCGTGAGGAGGGCTTCCTCCACTTCACTGATCGCTCTACCTCTCCTTACTCTGACAGAGAATCCAGCCTGACGTAGCTCAAGAAGGAGTTGTTCCTTTGGTATCGATACAGCGTTTCCGTATAGCAGCTTGAAGAAGGTCTTGCCGTTGAACCAGTATTCGTCGAGTAAGTTAGATAGCTTCTTGGTTTCGTAGTCCTTTACGAATGAACTGCCGAAGATGTCTGACCAGCTCATGAATCCTTTACCCGCTCTGTCTGAATAACAGACGATGCCATCCTCTACGACCTGACAGCCATCGCGGTTGATGCCGTCATCGATCCAGAATAGTGGACCTCTGGCTCCGACTTCAAAATCACCGAACCACCGATTCGGGAAACGGGATTCAACTTCTGCTGCGACTACGTCTAACGGAATCGATGTGTCAGAAGACTCTGGTGGTTTTGATGATACGGCTTTAGATAAACATGCATGAACTACGCTTGTCGGAGTTTCATCTCCGGTCTTTATCCAGTCTTCACCTATCTCAAAATACTGGTTAGGTTTGAATGAAGTCTTATCAAAGCCAGCAAATAGTTTATCCATCTTCAAAGCCTTGTTCATGTAATTAATGAACGAATCATACATAGACGGATCAATCGGTATCGCGGATTCAAATTCCCAAACTAGTCGGAGGTAATCACTTTGAGTTCTACTGGCCCATGTGGGAGTCGGCACAGACGCACAGGCGTTCGCTAAGTTATTCTGGAAGGTTTTCCAATTAACTGGTGAGTCGTAGTCTGCGACTACTCCGTGAATTTTGTGGACAGGGTTGTCGTTACTAACTCGTTTGGACGGCGCACGCCCTTCAACGCAAGAATAGAATACGTGATCAGTATTATTATTGCTACACCATTCTCGGTAGTCTGCTTTACTCTTAAAATTAGGTTTAGTTATTTTTTGGTTATCCAGTCTACTAACTTTCTGTGTTTTACTGTCGCGTAGGTTACGTAAATATCTGTAGGTCATTATTTTTGGTATTGGGTTAGAATTTCTCCCTCTGCATCCAGAGGAATATCACTAATCCACTCAGGAGGAGTGGACATAATTTGGGTAATTTTTTGTAGGATCTCTTCGGCTTTATCTTCATCACACTCGCAGATTACTTCATCATGGACATGGAAAATAATATCTATGCCTGCCTTGTCGATCTCTAACATCATAAAACTGAAAATATCTCTGGCCAAAGCCTGAGATAGATTCTCAGCGAGGACTCCACCCCATAGTTTCATGATGCGTTTCTGGCCATTCCGGTTGATGCTGGAGACAAACTGGACTCGTCCTTGAGCCAGAGTCTTGCGAAGATTTCCGTAGTTAAGCGACCTTCCTGACGGGAGTGTCAGAGACAGGCGACCAGCATTATACGCTTTATCGACTTCTTTGTCCAGTTTCTTCCAGTATCGGGGAACCTTCGCGAGCTTCCTCCGGTAGAGGTTGACAGCGTCTTGAGCTTCTTGCTGGGGCATATCATACATCTCAGCAAACCGTTTAGCACCCGCACCGTAGCCGCATCCTAATACAAGAGCCTTAACTTTGTGCCTCAGCTTTGCGTCTTCTTTCTTCAAGACTCCTCTATCTCCAGACCACAGGCCGAACTGGATAGCGAAGGCTTCGTAGATGTCGTCCGATTTCTCGATTGCGTCCATTGTCTCTCGGTCGCCGGCTAGCCAGCATAGAGAGCGGACTTCGATTTGTGAGAGATCAACAACGACTAGCTTCTTACCTTTAGGAGCAGTAATCAAGTTACGCATGTTGACTCCGAACATACCTTCTCTCGGCAAATTCTGGAGATTGAGATTACCACCACTACCACTGAAGCGACCAGTGTGTCCGCCAAAATACATAATGCCACCGTAGTACCGATTGTCGGGCATCGTCGCGTAGTCGAAGCTATCGAGTTTTTTCTTAATCGTGTTGATGCGTCGCCAGTTCGTTACAGCTTCGATCCATTTGTATTTGTGGCCGTGTGCTAGTATCCACCTCTGGGCATCAACATCAGTCTTAGCTAGAGAGGCGGGTGGCTCGATGCCGAGCTTGATGCAGTGTTCATCGAATGCTTTGCGACTGAGTAAGGGCTTTTCATCAGCCCAAGGGATAGCCTTCTCAGTTTCAAAGATGAGTTCATTGATTGTCTCTTTCGCTTTACGGAGGGCGTCTATGTCAATAGGGATTCCTCTCTGGACGATACGTCTGTTTGTGACGCTGATGGCTCGCTCAAACTGAGACCACTTAGACTCATAAGCCTTCCATAGACGGAGGCAGAGAACAGAGTCCTTGATGGCATACTCTTCTACTTCCTTCTGGAACTCCTTAGTCATACCAGTCCACGTCTTACCTGACATGTTATCGCGAGTGGATTTGGAAATCTCTAAGTCGAAAGCTTCCGCAGTTGAGTTCTTCAACGATCTTGGCAGACCCACAGCAGCAGCCATGTCTGCGGTGCAGTGCCATTCGGCAGGTTCTACTTTAGGCCACCAACCATAGTTGATTCCGTAGAGGTAAAGTGTTTCGTCGAAAGATGCGTTATGGGACAGGACAATATTGCCGTTAAGCATGGTCCAGTCAAAATTTTCAGGGTGGCCAACCCATTCGTATCCGTCATCTCCTACGACGCTAACCATATAGGCGTCGAAGTCGTAATGGGAAAAGTAACCTAGAGGGCCGAGCTTGCGGATAGAGCAATGCTTATCGTAATAGGTCTCAAAGTCTAATGCGTATGTAATCATATAAGTTTATTTGTGGGCAGAAAAAAGCCCGTCGCAAAGGAAATTTAAAAAAACTCTGCGACGAGCTTGCTTTCTAGCATCTATTATTACGAATCCAAATCTAACTCGGTCTGCTCACCAGTAACATGCTGGAGTGCTTCCCGAACTACCCTCAACTTTCTCAAGTTGGCTCCGACTTGGGAGAGCTGATCCTCGACTTCAGCGATCATGCCGTCGAGCATCTTGATCTCATCGAGAAGGAGATCACGGGTTTTTTGTTCTTTCTCTTCGTCAGTCATAACTACGCTCCGAGAAAGTTTTTAACAAAGGCGGTAATATCTTCATCGGCTTCTTCCTTAGTCACGGTAAGTGACGGATTAAACCAAGTGTATTTACCCTTACTAAGTTCTTCAGAAACGAAGTTCCATACTTTGCTATGAATAGGGATTCCAGACTGAAGAGCGGCGAATGTCGCAAGACGCTTGTAGGTTGAACGGTATGCGTTCTTACCTACATTAATCTTACCCAATGCGTAGTTGTGGTCACCGATAGGTAACTGGAACGCATCATCATTATCACTACCTTCAGGCTGGCGCATGAGGAGAGTGATCTCAGCGAACTCAGTCATATCCCACTCTGACTCTGCTGCAATAGCGTCAGATTCGGATTTAGACCAAGCGATACGGGGGATGTCCTCTTCATCGAAGGGGATGTTCTCCCGCCAGCCTTTTACGGCAGCGACAGTGATCGTCTTAACCGGAGTGTCCGGTGGGGCAATTTCGTATGTCTTATCGTAGAGAATCGATCCGACGGGAGCGTCGGATTGAGACATCTTTTGACATACGTTAATACGTGGAATCTCTATGTCCTCTACGTCGATTTCGATTCCGCTTACGTTGGTGGAAAGACCAGTATTGGTCTCAGCAGCAACGACTTCTTGGGTTTTGGTGTTAGCCATAATATCAATTATTGTTGGTTTGGTTTATTGAGTCGCGACACAGTGTCGCTCGTCGGATGTTTCTACGATTCCTGCATCTTCGCATTCGTCGAGGAAAGTTTGTTTGCTATCGGCTCCCGCTTTTTTGGCAACCTTGGCGAGCGGGATGTTAACTTGATCGAGGAGCGTGTCGAGATCTATTCCATGTTTTTTTGCAATTTTTACAAAAGTAGCATTATCAGAGATCTTTCGGGTTCGTCCCATCGAGCGGAGTTTAAGCCCATCAAGCTGCTCGCCGTCTTTAAGGGCATCGAGTGTTTTGCGTTTAATAGACATTGACCAGTTCTCAACAATCTTCGCGATATTGAATAGCTCAGAGAGTCTAGCTGGATTGTCCACGTCAGTGGGATCGATGTCCGGCAACGTAGTATCTAGTTTCTTAGCTACGCTAATAACGAGTCCGCCTAACGCAGGACAAGTATCTTCGTGCTTACAGAAACGACAATACTGAGTCGGGGTGCATTCCTCTAGCTCAGGCGTGCCAGACTCCCACTTAGGTCGGGTCTCTTCGCCCGCCTTGATCACTCGACTAAGGTCTTCGACCAGAGTAGGGAGATCGTCTCGCGTAAACGTGTGGTGAAGAGTCGCGCTATGTTGCGGCACGTAGAACGCGAAGACGATCTCCTGAATGTCTGGATACTTCTGGAAGGCTCCAGTCGTATAAGCTTTAGCCTGCCA